TGCCCAGGCAATGGCCCATGTCTCCCATGTTCCGATCACGCACACGCCGCCAGGTGTTAGCAGCAACATTTTCACGCCTAGCGGTGGCGGATCATCAGCGGGCATTCGCCATACGGCCTGGCCCGCGAGGTAGTCTTTCACGTCCTTGCTCGTATCGCAGCGGCAAGCGCATGGCCTTCGTCGTCCCACGCGCCACAGTAACCTTCAACAATCTTTGCACACGCTTCGCGCTCGGCAGCAGCAACTAAGGCAGCAAATCGTCGTAGACGATCTGGGCTTGCAGACATTCGAAAACCTTGTCTTGCTGGCAACGGGCCTTTAATTCCAACCTCTTGCGCCATGCGGATGATGTCCTCCTTATTCATCACGCTGCCCTTATGCCAAACGGGTTATGCCAAAGCACTTTTTGCTTAGGCTTGCGCGGCTTAAAGGTTTTGTATTCCTCTTTCACTTCAAAGTAATTCACAAAGGTTTTCTTCCATGGAACATCAATATCTTTAATCCCCTTGGACTTCACAACAAGATCATCTGCCGCCAATTCGGACATGAGTTGATCAACTCTTTTGGTGGTTATGTCGAACTTCTCAGACAAATGCCAAGCGTTGACAGGGTTCTTTAACCCTTTCAGGTAATCAAAGATCATCTTCTTTCTTGTTTCCTTAAACATCTTTGCGTGACTCGCCATTTCTTTTCTCCTGTTAAACAACTGCCCTCAAGTTCCTTTTAATTGGCTTACCCCATTGGGAGTTGTAAGCCTTCCCGTACAACGCGGTTCCTGCTTCGCTAGCAAAGGTCAACGCCAATGCGTCAGCCATATCGGGTGAACCCATGCCGCGCTTGCGCATCTCATCTTTGCTTTCAAGTTTCATCTTGCCGCTGGAATTAAACGAGTAACGCGGTGCAACGAGTTCCGCCAAAAGCGATTCATCTTTAGGCACCTTGCAGTCGCGCTTTTCAAGCCACGCTTTCATGCGACCCCATAGCTCAGCCCGCAAATTGATGTATGTATTACCCAAAGCAGGGGACTCTGAAACATTCACGCCACGCGCTGGCATATTCAACTCGCGCAACCGATCAACAACGCCAGCGCCTAACCCTATCGAGTCAACCAATATCTCAACAGGCCTATCCTCAAGACGCGTCACCTCGTACTCGCTCACCACGGCACCCGTTGTTTGCATCAGATCCAGGTTCCTCCACTTCCTGATCTCGGTGACCGTGTTCCCTTTCCTTTTGGCAAGTGCCGTGGAATCAGTACCAAACCTTGCCACATCCAAACCCCAGATCACGGGTGACTCTGTAGGGGCAACGTCACGGTGAAACGCGCTATCAACGAGTTCAACGCCAATCAAGGTATCGTCATCGGTTGCAGGAAACTCACCCAACACACGGACACGAAACGCGTTGGATTCCTCGCCATAGCGCGATGCCATGTCCTGGATGTATTCCTTGCTCACGCGCCTTGAGTCATAGCAAGACACGCGACGCGTCCACCATTCATCCTTCAAACGGTTATGCGTCTCAAAGAAAAACCCGCTGGACTTAGTCGGATTACCAAGCAAAATCGAGACAGCGTTATGCCCTGACATGGATCCCGCGGCAGCCTCAAACACGGCTTCGGGAATCCCTGACGCTTCATCCGCCACAAGCATCACGTTATCCGAATGCACACCCTGTAAGGCTTCAGGTTGCTCGGCACGCGATGTGCGAGCCGATATAAACGACTCTTGCGGCGCGGCACGCATTTCAATGCGGTCCGTTTTCATCTCTAACCGATCACCCCAAGCGTTTGGCAACTCCTTCACCCATCGCTTGAGTTCAGCAAACAGTGCGTCGTACAACTGGCTCGATGTTGGCGCAGTCACAACAATCTTGGCAGGACCGCGCGTCAATATGTACCAAATCATCGCCCAGGACGCGGCTGTCGATTTACCTACACCGTGGCCGGATCGCACGCTAATCTTTCGCTCGCCACGCGATATAGCTTGCAAAAACTCTTCTTGCCACGGATCTGGTGATACACCAAGCACCTCGCGTACAAACAACGGCGCGTTAGGGCGGTAACGAAGCACCAGCTCAAGGTAACGCTTATAAATCTCATTATTAGCCGACATGATTCACCACCGCGCGATGCACTAACGTATGCGTCACATTCATACCAAACTGATCCTTAACCATTGAAGCGATTTTTCGGTAACTTTTACGCTCGCTGGCTTTTTCCGCCATAAACATCAAAATCGGATGCGTCACTTCATCAGGAACAAGTTTTGCCGTTTTACCGTCACCTTCTTTGCGAAACCCAAACGGGATATGCCCGCCAACCCAACCTCCAGCCTGCGCCTTACTCTTGCGACCGTCAGCCATACGCTCGGCAATGCGTCGGCGCTCGAGCCTAGCAACTGCCGCCATAAGCGTAAAGAAAAACTCAGACCAGCTCGAGCCATTGTTAACCGGGTCCGTTCCTAACGCCAACACAATCATCTTGACGCCCTGAGCCTTCCACGCCTCAGCCATGGTTAACGCATCAACCGTGTCGCGGAACGCGCGATCCAACTGCGTCATTACCACCACGTCACCAGGTTGCAAAGCCTCCACCAACTGCGATCCAGCGTCACGCTTGGCGAGTTGCACGGAACCGCTTACGCCTTCATCCGTATATACCTGCGCTACATCCTCGCCGCGGATAAGTGCCAATCCCTGAATCTTCCTAACCTGCTCGGCAAGTGACGTGTTGTCCACCTGCTCTTGCGTGCTTACCCTTGCATAACCATAAATCGCCATCTCGTTCCCCTGTGTTTGCTTACTTGTTGCAAGCGTAACAGTGTTTTGTTTACTTGTGAAAATTTTTTTGGGGTCCGTTTGTCGGGGCGACAGGCGGCGGGTGCGGGGGCAAACAATAAGTTGATACGCACAACCGCCAGGTATGCGAAGCATAAGTTGGCGGGTGTGGGGCACCGCGGCAAAGCCGCCCCTCCCAAATCGCGCCGGGGGGGGCAAAACGATTATCAAATGCGAACGATTCTCAATTCCAAGTCAATCGAGGATGAGAATGGTTCTCGAAAAACCGCCTAAACCTCACCGAGCGGGCTAGATTGTCAGTTTTTGCGCGGTTCGGCGACAATTGTCGCGCATGGTAAAACGAGCGCGACGCGGTCAATCATGCTGCGGTGCATCAATTGTCAGTGCATCAGCATGCTTGATCGCGTGCCATGCCTGCGAGTCGATGCTTATCGCCACGACTGGCGCGCGATTCTCCGCCCAAACCTTAGGATCGAGCTTAGACGCAAACCATTTGCGCGTATCAACGCGTAACCGCGGATCGTCCTTCGCCTCGTCGGCGATTGTCAGCGCCTCCTCCGCCAGCGCCGAGGCGCGCTCCTCGCGTGCGCGTGCGTACTGAGCGCTGCGCTCCGGAGCGAGGAGCCATCTATTTAAATGAGCTTGTTTGACATCTAAGCTTTCAGCGATTGCGCGCACGCTTTCACCAGAGCTTATTCGCTCGAGAATCTCCTCCTCGCCTATTTGCTCGATAACAGCGAGCGCGGCTCGTTTTTGTGGTTGCCCAGCCATACAAAAACCCCTAAATGGTTGAAATTGTCCGACAAATGGTCGGTTAGTCAAATGATTAGCATGATATTGTTTCGCTTGTCACAATCAATCAAAACGGAGCTAATATCATGCGCAAACCAAACGGCATTATTTTTTATCGCGGATTATCGCCAGTTGACAACGAGCCAATCGTCGGTATCGCGGTTTTCGAGTCTAGCAATATCAAAACTGGCAATATGATCCAAACCTATATCATCCGGTCCGATGTCAATCCAATTGATGCAGTTAATACCGGCAATGATAAAAGTATTTGTGGCGATTGTGTGCATCGTGGCAGCGAAAACCGCAAACGGACATGCTATGTAGACTATTCCAAAAGCGTTAACGCAGTTTTTAAAGCTTTCGAGCGCGGATCGTATCCAGACTTTTCGCACGATCTAAAGCTTGCCAGCAAATGGTTTAATGGTCGAAAGGTTCGCTTAGGCGCTTATGGCGACCCAGCAATGATTCCAGCTGATACCTGGCTCGAATTGCTCGAGCTTGCCAGCGATTGGACCGGATATACCCACCAATGGAAGCATGGATTCGCTCAAGCCCATCGCGAAATAGCTATGGCAAGCGCCGATAGCGTCAGCGATCGCGACGTCGCGCGCTCAATGGGTTGGCGGACCTTTCGCGTCATCCCGATCGGATCGGCGCTTAAGCTTCAAAACGAAGCAATTTGCCCAGCTAGCCCCGAAGGCGGCGATAAAAAACAATGCATTACTTGCGGAGCATGCGACGGCGCTCTAAAGCCTAGCGCAGCATCAATCGCCATCGTTGTCCACGGAAAATCAGCTAAACAATTTGCGGAGGTTTAAACCATGAGGCAAGCTTTTATCGATTGGACAATCGCCGTTATTTTTGGCGTTGCATTCGCGTGCGCCGTTTTCTTTAACCTTTAATGCCAGCATGCCAATGAAAACTTAATCCAAGCCCTTAGGGGATTTTTTTTCGCGCCCTCGCTCCGCGTGAGGCGCCGTTTTTGCTTTTCCGCGCGCCCTCGCTCCGCGTGAGGCGCCG